ACAAGCCTGACCCGTCGCATCCGGGTTATGGTTAGAGCGAGTGCCAGGGCTGTCACCCTGCCTCGCTCGACGACACTAGACGCGCAGAAATTTGGTGTCAATAGAAAAATACTATTCATCCACTATCGCCACACTCGCGCACCTGCAATTTACGCTTTCCTCTGGCGGCAAGGACGGATCGCCGGGATACTGGCACGAATAGCCGCCCACTGTGTAAGCATCGGCATGGCCCACGATCTGCCCATCAGCTTCTGCATGGCTGTCGCGTGTGCGCTCGTCCGCTGCCGCCACCCACTCCTTGCGCAGTGTTAGCCCTAAGCTGGCTTCGGCCTCGAAGCCCGCCGCCTGCGCCGCTGTATGCGTTTCCGTCCGGGCTATGACATTGGCGCGCCACCGTGCTATCTCGCCCCCACGCTGCGTGATCTGCCCCATGATCAAGCGCCCAATGGCGTCTTGCCCCAAGCCCTCGGCCCATCCTTGCTGCGTTGCCGCGCGAATAATGCGGATCGCGTCTTTCTGCGTTGTCCTGATGATCGGCGTGACCTTGTTCGCCACCATCTGGCTAATCCACATACGCGCCGCTGCCTCGAAGCGGTCTGCAAACTTGCGCTCTAGGAATAAATGCGGATGCGCCTTTGGCCCTTCATTGGCTATGTCGCCGCCGATCTTCTGGAACAATCCATCATAGCCGCGGCGCAAAATGGCTTCCATATTATCGCGGTGTTCAGCCATTGCCATAGCCTCGCGCAAACCGTCACCGTGCGCTGCACCTAGCGCGATAATCGCGCGCCTGACCTCAGATGCCAAGGCACGCCGCATAGACCGCTCTGCAAGCGCGCGCTGGCGCTCCTGATATGCCCACTGATCGCGGGGGCTGCGCCCTGAAAGCGTTCTAGCCATAGGCCAGCTTAAAGACTTGCGCCTTGCCCTCGTCGCTATCATTGTCTAGCGCGGGCAGCATTCCCGAAGGCTCATAGCGCACATTGCCATCCGGCGTTTCTTCAAAGCCCAACTCGAGCCTCTGGTTGATCTCGTTGCGCGTAAAACCTAGCCGCATCAACCGCTCGGCATTCGCCAGCTTATCGTTGTAATCCTCTTGCAGCGCCTCGACGCCGGATAGGTCAGGCTTCATGCGCCATTGCGGCCCGAACTCGCGGGCAAGCTGCTGCGTAAACTGGCGCTCAATCAACTCAAGCTGCGGGATAATGGTTGCCTGCCAAAGCATCTTGTCCATAGCGCCAGCGTTGGCAAGGTTCACGTTTTCAGTAAAGCCAAGCGTTGCAAGCGGCGTTCCGAACGCTGCTGCTATTTCGGTCCAGACACCTTTGCGGCTTTCAACAAAGTCCATCTCGACCGCCGTCTGCCCGATGTTGTTGATCTTGCCGCTGGACACAACAGGCGCGCGGGCATTTTGCGGCCCGCCCTGGCGCTCCTGCCACTTGTCTCGGATTTCGGCGCGTTGCTCTGCTGTGACTTCCGAAGGCACCTCGATATGCACATCCACAACGCCACGGTTTTGCAGCGAAGCCTTTTGCCAGTTGGCGCTTTCTCGGTCCACATCCGCCGCACGGCCAGCCGCCATCAAGACGGGCATACCGAAATAACGGCTATTCGGGTTAGGCATTCGCAGATGCACCATATCGGCCTGAGGGATTTTGTAAGCCTGCGCGCCCTCTTCCCAATACTCGTATTGCTCAATCAGGCTTTCGCGCCCCGGCGTGATGCGTATCCATTGCGGGGGCAGGTGCCAAAGCTGGAACGGGCCGCCAGACGCCCCGCCGCGAACCTCGCTGATGAAAGCATTGCCGCTCAGGTCAAGCGACTGTGACGCCATGTAGATCAGTTCATACCAGCTGCTGTCGGGGTTCGGCGCGTCAATAAGCTGTTGCAGCGGGCTTTGCGGCTCATGTGTCCACTCATCGCCCTGCAATCGCTCTGCCCGCCAAGGCACTGACGCAAGCAGCTTGGCCCGCTTTTCAATCGCAGCATATACGATTGCGCTGGCGTTATAGCCCTCATTGATCGCAACATCCGTGCGCCAGTTTTCGTGGCGCTTGGGCGTTAGCGTCCAGCGCGGCACCATTTCCGGCAGGCTGTATGACTTGAAGCTCATGACCTGCTCGGCGGGCGTATAGTGCGGAACAGGTATTTTCTTCTTGAATAGCCCGAACATATTTGCCCCTTAGCAGTCGAAGACGAATTCGCGCGGCTCAATCGGATAATACGCCATAACCACCGCATCGGCAAGGTTTGGGCTTCGTGCGTCATCAGGCTGCTTATCAACCATCGTTTTGCCTGTCGCGCTGGTCTTGTGTTGGGGCTGTGTAATCTCCTGCTCTAGCTGTTGCAGGTTGGGCAGATCGCGCGGGATACTGATCAGCATATCGGCGTCATATGGCAGGCCGCGCCGCGCCTTGTGGGCATTCTCGAACCTTTTGCGAAGCGCAAACCATGCCTGCGCTTTTAGGTTGTGATACTGGTCCTTGTTCTTCGGGCTGTTAGGCGATTGCGGGTCAATCCGCTGATCCGGGTTCTGCACCGATGCACCGCCAGCCCACGGCGTTAGCGTCATGCCTTTGGGCTGTTCGCCGCGCCGCCCCATGCTGGCCCATTCCCCGCCGACGCCTTCGCCAACGCCAACGCTGTCATATGCCAGATCGAACACGCCGCGCGCTTGGCAGTGATTGACCGCCTTTTGCGTGGTCAGCGACGTATCCAGCCCGTTCCAGCTTTCAACGCTGATAATGCCAATCCCCTTGCGATGTGCAAGCGCGTTTTCATCCCCGCCATCTTCGCCGCCTGCCACGTCCAGCGCCGCATAGTCTTTGCCCGTAATCTCTAGGCCAAGATCATCCGCAAGCCCGATTGCCGACTGCACCCATATGGCCGGGACAACCACCTTACTGCCAAGGCTCTCATAATCGCCTAGCCATGTGTGTGCGAAGTCGTCTGGATCGTTCTCTTTCGCGTCCAGCGCTTCCGCCTTAACCGTCTCGGGCAAAAACGGGTTGTCGGTGTAATTCGCCCGCACAACGATTGCATCTGGACGCTGGCGCGCACGCAATAGCCGCTCGATAGGGTCAGACCTGCGACGCGGGTTCCATGTCGCCCATATCTGAGACCCCTCCTTGCGGATCGTGGGGCGCAACAGGTCAAGGCTGCGCTGTGAAAGGCTTTGCGCCTCCTCAACCCAGGCTATGTCAAATCCCTCAAGCGATTTCACGCTATCGGCTGTGTGATCCTGCATCCCGACAAAGATGCACATACCCTTGCCGCCGATCCGCCTGATTTCGGTTTTCAGCACATCGAAAAGATGACCGACGCCAAACGCCTCGATCTTGCCTTCGATTAGCTTTTTCGCTGATAGGGCAAGGCTTTTCTGAATTTCGCGCACGCAAACCACGTTGCAATTCGGGTCTGCCACCATTGCCTCGACAACCGCGCCCGCAAATTCGTGAGACTTTCCGCCTGATCGACCGCCCCATGCGCCCTTGTATCTGACAGGCAACCCCGCCGCTGTTTTGTCAACGTATAGCGGGACAGCCCATCTTGGCGTGGCAATATCAAGAACCCTCATCGGCGCTAGGGTCCACGATTGTGCGCGTGATTGCGCCGGGCATATCTTTTCCGTTGGTGGTCACGTCACTATCCACCCGATCCGAATAGCCGTGCTTGGTTAGCATCATCTTTGCAATGGCCGAATTATACTCGCTCATAAGCCCGCCGCGAACAAGGCAACGCTCTTGTTTTTGGGCCAATTCGCTTAAGATGTCGGAAAATTCAGGCTTATCTTCGTCTTTTGCCCACTGGTAGCAGGTGTCTCGAACCACGCCCAGAACGCAAGCAAGCCCCGCAACTGTTGGCACGGGGTCGTCAAAGTCCTCATGGTTGGCGATGTATCGGCGCGCCTTTTCTACCATGTCAGGCTTATATGTTCGGGGCCTGCCTGTCATTGTCCCTCATTCCTTGCGCTGATGATAGCGCGTTGCTGGTGTTGTTGCAAGGTCACGCGGTGAAGCCCAGCCGCGCCCTTCCTGCGTCGCGGGTGCCGTCGGTGCGGAAGCCCCCGACTTGCCGTCCTGTGCGCGCTCCCACGGCGCTACAGATAGCTTTACGGGCTTGGGTTTGCGCTCGTGTCGGCTGGTGTGCTTGTCGGTCATTCCGCTGCCTCCTGCGCCTCTGCCAGCACCTCCCAGCGCGCCTGAACCTTGTCCCGCTGAACTTTCAGCATTGACGCCGCGCCGCCGATGCCAAGCCCCTCTGCCATGTAGCGCGACAAGCGGGCGTCCATTTCAGGGGTGAAGCCATTGCAGGGCGGCTCGGGTGCCTCTCGCGCCGCCAGGAACTTGCCCGCGCGGGATTTCACTTCGGCGCTGAATTTCAGCAGGCGCTTGCGGGTGCCGTGTTCTGGCCTGCCGATTTTTGCCGCAACCTCGGCAATCGTGAAACCGCGCGCGGTCATCTCGATTGCTTGCTCATCCTCCTCTGGCGTCCATTTCGGCCCCGGCGTGAACCTGGAACGCTGCAATGTGCGGGCAGGGCTGCGAAGCGGTTGCGCGCGGGCGGGCTTTTCGCTGATTTCCGCTGGCACGGGTTCCGGCTTTGCCTGCTTGGGCGCGGGGGCGATTTCCTCTTCCGCCTCGAAAACCTCAACGCGAAAGCCCATCGCCTCAAGCGTTTCGGTCGCGGCTTGCAGGGCGGTCAGCGCTTCAAGCTG